GCTCCGTCCTCTGTCGTCCATTCTTGACCAGAAACGACAGGTGATTGACGATAGGCCTCTAAAGCAGCCTCATTACTACTGGCAATCGTCTCAGTTCTAGCCACACGCTCGGATCTGACACTCTCGGCTTCTTGATAAACACCATCAATTCTTTTTCTCAATTTAGTTATTGACTCACCGCCTTGAATGCCCTCAGCAATAGAAGTTTTAATATAATTAATAGTCTCATTGTCAAATTCTCCAGCAAATAATTCAACCCGATTATTAATATAATCTAAAATTCTTTTACTTACCTCGAATATAGTCTCAGTATCACCAGCAGCGTTTAAAGCAATCAATGCCTGTTCTTTCATCAACTCAGTTCCTAATTCTACAAATAGTTTTCTATATTTTTCTTTATACTGTTTAGGGTCAAATGTCCATTCCTCGAATACTTTTTTGTTTCTACTCAAAATTTCTTTTTTTTGTTCCTCTAAAATCTTGTTTAAAGATTCTTGATATTTAGTTTGCCAAAGTTTTTGGTGACTAAAAAATTCAGTTCTAAATATAGCTCCAAATTCCTTACGGCTTAATTCTTTTTTTTTTACTGTCAATGATTTTTTTCCACCATCATCTTTTGGAGATGTAGTTTCTTTCGGTTTATCTCCCACCGGGACTAAGGCAATTGACTGATATATTTCATCTCCACCTTCCACCTCTTTAATCTCAGTACCCATAAATTCATTACGTTCACGAATAATATCATTTGTTCTAAGCCATTTATTATGTCCTGCCGTCCATTCAGCAGTTCTATCTTCAAGATATTTAGGTGATGGGTCTTCAAAATCTAAATCATCTTCCAAACCATATTCATCAGAAACGGTACTGTCCAAAGAATCACAAAGTCTTTCCATTTTAGGTTTGATAACATTCTCAATCCAGACCGATTTTGCCTCTTTAGCCGATGCACGATTGACATCATCGGTAATACCAAGCATTGTTTTAGAAACTCTAAACATCATCATCAAATCGTCACGAGATATCTCTTTAAAGTCTTTTAATGCTACTTCCCCAATCTCCATACCTAATTTAACAAAATCAACACCTGATGTCTCAGTGCCGTTAATAAGCATTGTCTTACCAGCATTGTTAGTACCAGAATACTCTTGCTTAAATCTTTTTTTAATCTGTTCAAACTCTTCTTTACCAATATTTCCCTTGACATTTAAAACGCCAGAGGGACGGCCAGAATTGTGGATAGAATTCATGGTGAATTCCGATGTTAATCTCTCAGTCTTAACATATTCGACGGCTGCCTCAATAGGGCTTAAGCCTCTTGTTGGGTCGGCAGGATTTGGAGTTTTAATATGGATTATTTCGTTTGATTCAAATGGAACTTTAGTACCGTCCACCTTAGTCAGAACATATCCAACCACAAAACCAAGAGGATTAGGATTTTTGTCGGTTGAACCAGTAGCAACAGTCATCATGTCTGGCCTTAATAAAGTAAGATATTTAATTTTCTGAGTATTTTCTCCCCTAACCTTATACCAAAATGATTCACCACATAATTCCATATATAATTCGTGCATTTCTACAAAAGAGAACTTTGTATAATCAGGGTTTGGCTTACGCATCAACTTGATAAAAGCATGATTCGGTTGTAATACTCTTTTCACCTTACCTGATCGATCAGTAACTGATTTAAAAACTTGAAAATTGATTTTTGCCACATCACCAGCAATAGCCGAGACAATAGTATAAATATATCTTCGATACTGATTTAATGCCTCACGTTTAGACATAACATTGCTCTCAGTTGACCAAGGTAATGAGAAACTTCTTAAGTGTCCACCAAAGGCTGATTTGATTCGACTAAAAATATTCATATGATATATAAAAATTATAGCATTTTAAGCAAACGATATCTCCATTTTATCAGTTTCATTCTTTAATTCGTTAATAGCATATGTGGCACAATCCATTTCATCATCATGAGCCATCGAGCCGAAATTAACTAATTCCTCAATTAAAGATTCCATTGAGGACTTAAAATAGACCACTCCAGCCTCAAACCACTTAGAAACTACCACTAAACGTGTTCTTTTGTCTTTTTCTGGTGTAATTCCAACTACAGGCAATGATTTTAATAGTTCATGTTCTTTTAAAGCTGATTGATAGGCAACTTCTTCGATGATTACCTTATCAATTTTTACATCAGTATTATGCCTCTGAAACATTGCCCTTATTTCTGTACCTAATTCTGTAAAAGAAAATTTACCAACTATTTTTTCAATACAGTAAACATTGTTATCTAACCCTAATCCCCAACACTGAATACCGGCATTATCCGCTTTTTCTTTTTTAGAAATGGCAGGGTCAACAACAATTATTTTTCTTTTCAATCCGGGGACATTATCCTGATATTTAATCCATGTTCTTTTAATAACAGCATCCTCGTCACTCATTGGCTCATTTTGCATTTCCTGACTAAAAGCAATTGAACCCATATATCGAGGGTGTGTCGGATCGTCTCGCATTCTTATTAGCTCTTCTACTGACAACATTTCAGGCCAGAGCGAATACTGACCATCAGAGCCTTCATTTAAGGCCTTAAACTTTAATGTTTCCCAACCCATAAATTCATCAGTTTTATTGACTATCTTCGCTAGTAGAGCATCGTGGTGCAACACAGTACCAACCATGTTTATCTTTCCACCTTTAGCTAAAGCAGGCAAAACACCCATTTTCCACCACCTTTTTAGCTTATTACGACGTTCAGGACTCTCTACAAGTTCGTCATTCTCTAAATCGTCCACCTCTATCTTGTCAGGGCGATATTGATTGAATTTCAAGCCTCTAATCTTCATCCCTTGGCCCTTAGCAACGACTTTAACTCCAGTAGAGGTAATAAACTCCCCACTCGACCAGTTATCGGTTTTTAGGTCTCCATAGAGCCATTTTAGAATTTCATTGTTTTCTAACTCGTATTGGAGAGTATCTGTATGTTCTAAAGCCTGAGTATAGGAATCGGATATTTTAACAATGTAGTGACGGTAAGCATTCACAATATCAAAAGCATCATCAATCATCACTATAGTTGATTTGGCAAAGCCTCTCGGTGCAGCTTCACATGTATTGTTAGGGGATGAGAATAAATCGAATGATTGTTGATGAAATTCAGGGCTTCTACTAACAAGATGATGACTAAAACAAATCCAAGCAAAAGCCATTTTGTTTTCTTTATGTTTAAACTTCTCTCTTAAAAAGCTTCTGGTGACATCTTTTCCATAATCCCTAATTAAATCATTTATTAGATTCGGTATTTCCCACCAGTTTTTTGTTGATGCTGTCATTTATCTCCTTTAATTTCTCATTTAATTCTTCATTATCAATATCAGTATTTTTAACTATAGATTCATCTTTCCACTTCCAGTTATTTTTTAAGTTAAACATAGCTCCATTAGGGTTCTTACCTATAAAGAGTTGTTCTTCGGCATAAGCATGAATCATCAGCTTACACTTCCTAACCGTGTCAGAAAACTTTTGATTCTCCTCAGCACTTTTATCTTTATCATCATATTTTTCACTCTCGTAATCCATTAATGTTTCTCTCGTTGTATCGAGGAAATAAGCTAGTCCTGTAATTGTGAAAGGTTTTACTTGCCTCATTAAATAAACTGCCTTTCCATTCTCATCAGTAATATCTATTTCTTTTGATTCTTTGTCTTTAACTCTATTACCCCACATATCCCTTACGTAATCAAAACATGAATTAACATACCCCTGAATCTTTGTTTCCAAATCTTCTACTGTTTTAAATTTTAGTGGCTGTCCGCCTCCTTCTCCTTGTGACATATGTTTATTATAAACTGTTTAAATAATTATTTTTTCCACCCCTTGCCAAATTTTCTATCCATTCTTCTCTTTCTTAATTTTGATTTTGACTTTCTATTTTTCTTTCCCATATTTAGAATATTTTATATTTTTCGTATTTACTAGAACTGTTAAGAGAAACTCTTATATGATTGGTAGGTGACTCGGCAGAGGGTATTAAATAGACTGATTTTGGTAGACCGTTTTTCATACCTACTAAAACGAAACAATCACATTCTAAATGTTGTCCTCTTCTTTTTCCTTGTCTACATTTCCTTAAAGAGAAGTCCCACACAGGATTTTTATGTTTACTAACTACCACTGGTGAAGAAAACTTTACATCAATTTTTAGTCTTCCAAAGAGCAAATCATAGTTACTCCGAGGATCTTCTTTGCTAAGGTGTTTTATATTATCAGGCCTTACTTTCCAATACTCAGCTAACTTATATCTAGCATAATCTTCATAGAATAATCTAAAATCAGTACCGTTCATATATTAATTATAATACAATACCCTATCTCCGCAAGTAGATAAAATAGGGTAAATCCCCTACCCCAACATAGGTGTCCCCTCTTTTCATTTTTTAAACCTATAATATTGAACAAAAGTGAAGAGGGGAGGGGATTAAGCCCATTTTAGGACTAAAAATAGTAAAATAATCTCC